AATAAAAACAATGAGCTAGGTGGCTATAATCATAAATCCCAAAGCGGAATAATTGATTGCAGAATTAAGGCAAGCCATATTCAATAATCCCACCCGCAATCATAAATCCCACCTGTATTCAATAATTCCAAGTGGGATAATTGATTAACATATTGATATATATAAGAAAATATATAGAAATCCCATATTGTATCGAGCGTCAGGTTAAGAATTTGCCCTATTCCCGTAGAAACTCCTTGAAGTTAGCAGGTGACAGTGGCGGATGGCGCACTATCTGCTGTTCCTTAAAGGATGCTCCCTGCTGCTCACCCCAACGCTTAGCCCGATCATAGGTAGGCATAGGCGCTGAGACAAGTGGAGCTGCGCGGTACTGAGGTACGATAGACCTGTAGTATGCGCGGCTCATTAGGCTGTCATCCCGTCAAAGATCTTCTTAGCCTGAATAACCGTGAAGGCATAGGGGGCCTTGTGCTTGGTATTCTTACGGATCCAGCCGCGGACAACCTTCGGTGACTTGTTAAGCTGCTTAGCAATAGCGACAGCGGTAAGGCGTTTGGGTGTTTTAGTGGTCATTGGTTTATCTCCTGTTGTTAATGACATGGATAGCTTAGGGCATCTCGTGGCAGATGTCAACAGGAATCTTGTATAGATACTAAAAAACCCACCCGGTGTATAAATACAGGAGGCCGGATGGGTCTGCGACACAATGGGGGAGATGCCGCGTTAGTGTGTTAGGTGATTGTCACTGCCATAGCAACTGATTAAATTCCTGCCTCTCTAGGATAACTGCCAAAGCATAGCCCGACTTAGGGTGATACCATCTTAGTGACTTAGGATCCCTAGTCTCCCATGAATGATCTATTAAATGTTGCATAGCCTCGGCCTTGTTAGGATGGATGGTACTCTTTTCTATATGAGCTAGGTGGCCTCTGCCCCCGCCATCCATGCTACCCTCTTTAACAACCCACTGTGTCTGGGACATGCAGTAGGTATACTCACTCACTTCAGTATCTCCTTGATAGCGTCAGCTTCTTCGGCGGGCCATACCCATCCAGCTTCAGGCTTAGGTGTTTTGCTGGAGCGTAGTTTCTTCCGAGCATCACGGGGCTGAATGTTTAGTTCATCGCAGATCATCGCTAAGGTAACGTCAGATGCGTTCAGGGGAGCACGGCGCTTACGTGATGAGGATTTAGTGCGCTTACGCTTAGGAGCGCTGTCGGCTGATTTATGGAGCCTCTTCTTATCAGTGTTAGTGTAGATGTTCATGGAGGCAGAGACAGTCTCACCACGTAGGTTAGCAACCCAGGATGTGATCGGTTGGGTGTAGTACCACTGCGACTCTTTATTGGTGAGCGTGTGGGACATAATATCATCCAGCGTGTCCTTGCTATCTGATCGTATAGTGATCTGAGGACTAAGGTCGTCATTGGTGATGATCTCGAAGTCATTAGTCCAAGCGTAGGTCCGGTCCTTCATGACTAAGTCAACAAGTATCAGGGCCGGGTACCGCTCACAGAAGTTCTGAGAGAAGGCTAGGTGATTATCCTTGTAAAAATACAAATGCCACTTAGGCGGTCGTGTCGGTGAGGATGGGAAGGGTGCGGGTAGTTTGAGCTTGTCGTGTAGTGAGGCCATTATAAAGTCCATTCTAAATATGAGTGTTGGGATAGGATTAGAACCAAAGCGCCAGATAGCGTCCTCCATAAGCGCTTGAGGTGTAGGCAAGTACTTACGGATGATCGATGGTCGGCCTTTACGTGTGTGGGTAACACTGTGACGTGTCGGGGTAAAGGCGTGTAGTCGGTGATGTGGTTCAGGTAAAGGATCATCGAGTGAGGCTAAGCCGTAGTATCGCCGGAGGACTTCGATGTAGTCCTGGCAGATAGAAAGGATCTCACCTTCGCTAGGGCTGCTGCTTCTGCTTTGTTGTTTTGATCCCATTTCCATCTCTTACTTTCAGGTTTACCAAATTCTTTACGCAGTACTTTCCGGAGCTTAAAGGCGTCCATATCGTATTCACGGCATAAGTGTTTCAGCACTATGTAGTCGGGTGTTGGTGGTGTTTTAGGCATGTCAGTTTCTCCTGTGTATATGACATAGCAACGCATATAGGGCTAAGAAAAGAGTATTGTCAACAGTAATCTCTATTGCCAGGTCTGGGGCTGTTAGTCTATACGGGGCTAAGTCAAATCACCCGAACCTAAGGAACCTTGTCCGCTATGTCTAGTCTCTTGCAAGCTTTAACCCCTTTACGGAACGGACAGCTCACTAAAAGGCCCGCGCGTATTGTCAGGCATAGTGTGATCGCTGTTCTGTTACTCGCTGGATGTTCCGCCACTGAACCAACGCAACCCTATGGGGAAGCGCCAGTTGAGATCATTAGTGGTAAAGACCTACTTAGTGGAGTGCTTGAAGCGGGGACTGTTTTCGACAAAGGAGCTGCGCTTCGCCGGGATGACCTTTGGTACGTTAGTGTCACTCATGCGAGACACGGCCTTCTGGGGTATACGTCCGGCCTCATCTACCCAGACTGCTTGGTGTTCGGCACTCGTCCGGCAGAAGATATCGAGGTGAGCAACGTCTTCCCATGGGACAATGATACCACGCGGACAGTTAGTTCGCTTCCACTGCTTAGCGCTGTATCGACTGAGGTGCTTGGGCCCCGAACGGTAAGGGACGCCAGAGATGATGAGCTTAACACCGAATGCTTTCTCTTGGGATGTCATGTGGGTACTCCTTGTGCTATGACCGTTGCAGCCTATAACGCGGGAGATCTGTAGTCAATGGCCAGCAAGAAGAAAAAACCTGCACCCAAGAAGAAAGTCATGCCCGGCAAAGGCTTCACTTGGACCGATAAACTGGAGAAGGATCTACTGGCCTGCCTAGCCAGCGGCGCTACAGTACGTGACACAATCGACTCTCACCGTATTAGCAGAACCACCGTGTATAAGCGTATCCGATCAGATGAGGAATGGAAGGAGCGCTGGAATGAGGCGATAGACATGGGCAATGATGCTGTCCGTGATGAAATACGAAGACGTGGTATGCAGGGTGTCTTAGAACCTGTCTACCACGAAGGGCGCGTAGTTGGACGGAAGCGGAGATACTCCGATAACCTTCTGATGTTCTACGCTAAGTCTAGGATGCCTGAATTTAAGGATAATGTCCATGAGCATAATCACGGATTTAACGCGGAAGGAATGGCCGAAAGACTTGCGGATAAACTCGCTGGTATCGTTGCCGCCGCACGTTCTGCAGGAGATGCTGACAAGTCTGAGTGATGAGGAAGCCGCTTTCCTTATGTACTCATGGGACTTCTGGGCCCGAGATGAACAACGCGCACCCACCGACCCCGACTGGCTCACATGGCTCATCCTTGCTGGTCGTGGTTTTGGCAAGACTAGATCAGGCGCCGAGTGGGTTCAGGAAGTTGTTAGCACTGGCAGATACGGTCATATTGCTCTGGTTGCTGATGATGCAGCCGATGCTCGGGATATTATGGTGGACGGTGAGAGTGGTATTCTCAATATTGCGCCCCCATGGTTTAAGCCCAAATATGAACCATCCAAAAAACGACTGACTTGGCCGAACGGTGCTAAAGCGCTAATCTTCTCAGCCGACGATCCCGAAAGTCTTCGCGGGCCACAGCATGACGCCGCCTGGCTCGATGAGCTCTGCAAGTGGCGCTACCAACAAGAGGCGTATGATCAATTGCAGTTTGGTCTTCGTCTTGGTAAGCGCCCCTTGCAGTGTATCACCACAACACCCAAGCCTACCAAATTACTTAAGTCCATCATTAAACGAAAGTCTACCCGTATCACTCGCGGTAGTACCTATGACAACCTGATGAATATGGCCCCGACGTTTAGGGAAGCCATCGTTGGTAAGTATGAAGGTACTCGTCTTGGTAGACAGGAGCTATTCGCTGAGATCCTTGACGATAATCCTAACGCCCTGTTTAACCAAGCCCTTATTGATCAATACCGCCACCCCGTACCCGATCTAGCCCGTATCGTTGTGGCAGTTGACCCGCCGGTATCCTCACATGAGAAGTCAGATGAGTGTGGTATCGTATCAGCCGGATGCACAGACAAGAAGCAGTATTATGTCCTCGGTGATCACAGCGTCCAAGGTAAATCACCGGAAGGCTGGGCACAGCAGGCAATCAAAGCCTACTACAACTTCCAAGCGGACGCTATAGTAGCGGAGGTCAATCAGGGCGGTGACATGGTCCAGTCTGTAATCAACTCAATCGACAGCAGCATCCGGGTCATTAAGGTCCATGCTACACGCGGCAAGACTAAACGTGCTGAGCCGGTAGCAGGTCTGTATGAGCAGGGTAAGGTTCATCATGTGGGCACCCTTAGTGTCCTAGAAGACCAGATGTGCGATTGGGATCCATCACTCGGTGATCATCAGGACAGCCCCGACCGTATGGACGCAGTCGTATGGGGTATAACAAATCTAATGGCGGGTGTCGGTGCTCAGCCAAGTATAAGGAGACTATAATGGTAACGATCTTTGGAAAGCAGTTCGGTAAACGGGCACAACTGGAGCAGAAGCAATCCGCTGCTAAAGGCCTTATCCACATGCAGCACCTGGGACAGCCTCAGTGGACCCCGCGTGATTACTCTCAGTTAGCCAAGGAGTCTTATGAGCAAAACGCTATCGCTTATCGATGTGTCCGCTTAGTCGCTGAAGCCGCTGCTGCTATGCCGATGTATGTGCAGGAGGGTAAGGATCGACTGGATGAGCATCCGTTCTATAAGCTCATTGATAACCCCAACCCCTTTGAGTCACGGGAAGAGATACTCCGGTCAGTCTACTCCTTCTACCAACTCGCCGGCAACACCTACATGGAATTAGTGGCATTGGATAAGAACCCCCGTGAGCTATTCGTCCTGCGTCCTGATCGCATGAAGATGAAGATAGGTCGTAGCGGTTACCCCGTAGAGGCTCACTATGAGGTCGGCACATACAAGAAGAAGTTCAATTTAAAAGTGGGTGTAGATCAACAGCTACCAATCTGGCACCTGAAAGCATTCCATCCCACCAATGATACCTATGGCTTCTCTCCTGTTGAAGCTGCGGCTTATGCGGTGGACGTTCATAACGAGGCCTCTGCTTTTAATAAGTCCTTGCTCCAGAACAGTGCTACTCCATCGGGTGCACTTGTTTACGACCCGGGTAAATCGCAGGACGGTCATGTGGAGAGACTGTCAGATGAGCAGTTCGCTCGATTAAAGAGTGAGATGGATGAAAACATGGTTGGCTCCCGTAACTCCGGTAAGCCTCTGCTACTTGACGGTGGCATGGACTGGAAGGAGATGGGGATGAACCCTAAAGATCTCGAGTTCGTTGAGGGCAAACGTGAAGCCGCCCGTGAGATTGCTCTGTCGTTTGGAGTCCCCCCTCAACTGCTCGGGATACCAGGTGACAACACCTACTCCAATTACCAAGAAGCTAATCGCGCTCTGTATCGTCAGACAGTTATCCCCCTAGTGAAGATGGTTTATGGGTCACTATCCCGCTTCCTACGTCCATCCTATGGTGAGCAGTTCTGCTTATGCACTGACCTTGATCAAGTCGAAGCCCTGTCCAGTGAGCGTGAAGCATTATGGAAACGAGTTAATGCGTCCAAGGTCCACACCGTAGATGAGAAGCGTCACTACCTCGGAGATGATGAATACGAACCTACTGAGAAGCCTGGCGGTAAGATCTATGTAGGTATCAGTGAAAGCCCATTAGGTGAAGACGGTGACATTGTGCCAGGTGGACCTGAACCGAAAGAACCCGAACCGAAACCAAAGAAAGGTAAGAAGTAATGGCCCGAGATAATTATACCAATGAGGATGGATATAAAGCGGATGAGCTTATAAAGGCTATCCGTGATTGTAGGTCCCAGATCACTACAGATGTCCTCAGTTATGGGCGCTGCCGGTGGCGGTATCGGGATTACGGTTGAAAAGAAGTGAGACGATGGAACCCACTATTAAAGGCAATGTGTCGTATGTGCAACGGATTTGGATTGATACTCCCCCGTCTGGGCATCCACAGTTGTCCTAAGTGTGACGGTACAGGGAGACAACGATGAACCGTAGACAAAGACGAATACTCGCCGCCAACCGTGCGCTGATCAAGTATGAGCGTGTGGTGGAAGGGTCAGTGTTCAGATCACAGCGTAGACTGGCACGTCTTATCCGCAAGCGTTGGTTTGCTGGTGCTCCTGATCGTGTGGGGGCTTGGATACATGAATGGCGCGGCAATGACCTACAACCCAACCTAGAGAAGCAGCTGACACGAGTGGCTCTGACATTTGGTGACCTATTCTTTAACTCACCTGGTATCAAATCGATGGGTCCGACTGAAACCAAGACCTTTAAAGATGTATTCAAACGCGTGATAATCGAATGGATCCTAGAACACGCCCTAGAGCAGTCCCGGACGATTGCCCGGAGGAATGTGTCGGCAATACGTGAAATACTCGCCCAGGCTCAATCTGACGGTCTTGGGGAGCGTGATACCGTCAAAAAATTGGGTGAATACATCGAAAATCGATCACATGCCGCTCGAATTGCCCGAACGGAGACACATACAGCAGCAGAACGCGCTTCTCGTGAAGCAGCCCTATCCACCGGCTTAGACATGGTGAAAGAATGGGGCGCCACAGAAGACCTAAGAACCCGAGAGACCCACGCGAAAGCTGATGGTCAAATAACCGAGATGGATGTGCCTTTTATTGTGGGCACGTCTCAACTACTACATCCTGGTGATCCAGCTGGACCCGCAAAGGAAGTAATCAACTGCAGGTGCACCGCTTTGTACCACCCGCGAATAGATGGAGAAATTATAAAATGAACGACCTAATCCCCGAAGACTTCCTGAAGGTCTTCATGGCTGGGGGGATCGGCGCAATCCTTTCCTTAGCCTTTATGCCCGAGATTGGCTGGAAGAAAACGATAATGATCGTACTGGGCGGTGCCTTTGCTGCGGTGTATCTTACACCATGGACATTGGCTGCTGCTGGTAAGTTCATAACAGTGTCTGCTAGTATGGAGAATGGAGCTGCCTTTATTACGGGTGTGCTTGGTATGTTCTTCATTGGCGGTATCGTTAAACTGGGACAAGCCTTCAGGGACAACCCTAACCAAATCATTAAGAAAGGTAAATAAATCTCATGTGGCTAATACAATTGATCTTCTGCTTGATCGCAGCTGCTAATCTGGTGTTCCTTGTGATCATCATACAACACATCACCTCGGGTAATAAGGCAACCTCAATGTCTTGGATATGGTGCCGAATAACATTGGCCTGTCTGGCTGCTTCAATGTTTGCTGAAGTTATCCATGGCATTGTGGATTACACCTTCAATGCGCCGGAGCTAATGACAATGATTTGCCTGCTCAGTTTACTGGCATGGATCGCATATTTTCATAAGAGCCGCTGGCAATGGATCGGTAAACCGGCCAAGTCCTAACTATCATATACGCATATAGCATAGCGCCAGATAATTAAAGCATCTGCATTGTCAGACTAGATTATCTGGGTTATGTTCTGGCACCAAATAAGGAACCCCCTATGCAAAACTTTAATCCCGTCCGCCTCGATGTTAAGGAGGTTAACAAGAAAGGTGAATTTACAGGCTATGCTGCCATCTTTAATGAAGAAGATCGTGGTAGTGACATCATTGAGCCTGGCGCTTTTAAAGAGTCCCTCCAAGCCCGACCTGCTGACCAAGTCAAAATGCTATTCGGTCATGATCGGACATTGCCCATCGGTAAATGGAAGCACATGGAGGAAGACTCTAAGGGCCTGATCGCTACGGGGAAGATCCTTCAATCCGTTCAGAAAGGTGCTGAGACACTGGAGATGATGCGAGAAGGCATTATTGATAGTCTATCCATCGGGTATCAGACGGTCAAGTCCATGTATGATGAGAAGACCCATGTCCGTCACCTTCTTCGTGTGGATTTATGGGAGGTCTCTGCTGTGGTATTCCCGATGAACACCTCTGCTAAGATCACGGGTGTTAAGAACACCGATATGACTAAACGAGAATTAGAGCACATACTGCGGGATGCAGGTGTGCCTAACGCCTTCGCTAAATCAGTCCTCTCTGGGGGTTTTGATGCAGCAAAGGCAATGCCTACGATACAGCGGGACGCTGACAAGGGCACCAACGAGCTGAAGGAAGCCCTGAAGCTTGCAATTGAACTCATGGAAACATAGGAGAAACCCACCATGAAACATCACACTAAACTAAGCGTCCTCAGCTCGACTGTTGCATTGCTTGCTCTTTCCGGAATGGCTATGCCCCCCGATTTAGAGTTGAAAGAAGATCCGCCTGCCGGTGGTGACCCCGCGCCTGAGGCTAAGAAGGATAATGCGGCTGACACCGATAATCAAGAGATCAAGGGCTTAGTCACTAAGTTCATGGGTACTTTTGAAGACTTCAAGAAGAAGCACGATGAAGAGCTTGCCGAACTCAAGAAAACCGGTAAGGTGGACCCACTGACATTGGCGGCCCAAGAAAAGCAGAACGATGCTATGGACTTGCTGAAGAAGCAGGTTGAAGATCTTCGCCTTGAGCGCCAGCGTCCAATGATGGCTGATAGCGAAGGCAAGCAGGTCCAAATGACCGAAGAACAGGTCGAGCATAAACAAGCCTTTGCCGATTATTTCATGACCGGTGATCCAGCGGGTCTTAAGAAGTTCGAAGGCAAGTCATTGTCTGTGGGCGTTGACCCTGACGGCGGCTATCTCGCTCCTACCGAGGTTGAGAGCACTATTGATCGTGTTATCACTGAGACCTCGCCAATGCGTCAGGTAGCTACTGTTCGTAAGACCGGCGCTGCTAACTACAAGAAACCGATTAACCTTGGTGGTGCTGACTCAGGTTGGGTCGGTGAAAAGCAGTCCCGTAAACAAACGGACACACCGGAACTCGCGTTGCTTGAGTTTGGCATGATGGAACTATACGCCATGCCTGCCGCTACAGCGACAATCCTCGAAGACGCCGCAACAAATGTGGATGCCTGGTTAGCCGATGAGGTTAATATTACAATGGCAGTCCAAGAGGGTCAAGCCTACATCCATGGTGACGGTGTTAATAAGCCACGCGGTATTCTCGGCTACGATCAAGTGGAAGAGGATGATTGGAAGTGGGGCAAAATTGGTGTCCGTAACACTGGTGAAGCCGCTGACTTCGCCTCGGGTGTTGGCGCCCATGATAATCTTGTGGATCTGATCTACTCGACTAAATCCACATTCCGCGGTGGTAATGCGCGTTTCTTGATGAACCGCAAATCACAGGGTCGCTGCCGTAAAATCCGTGATGGGGACGGCAACCCAATGTGGCAACCAGGCCTCCAGTCAGGTCAACCCGCTTCATTGATGGGATACTCTATCTCTGAGATGGAAGACATGCCTGACTTCGCTGCCGGCACTACGCCGATTGCGTTTGGTGACTTCAAGCGTGGTTACCTCATCCTTGATCGCCGGGGCGTTCGCGTTCTCCGTGATCCATACTCCGCTAAGCCTTATGTGCTCTTCTACACAACTAAACGTGTGGGCGGCGGTGTCCAGAACTTTGATGCTTACAAGCTGCTTAAGTGCGCCGCGTAAGTTAATCAATTAACGGGCTCGGCAATCTCGCCGGGTCCAATCGCTTTTAAGGAGAACCAAAAATGAAACGCGATTTAATGAACCACCTTCACCCTGTAGTTGCTATCCCGCCTCAGGGTCAGGGTAATGAAGATCCCATCGTTAGTGAGATCATTGATACAAAGGGACACAGCGGCCTTGCCTTGATCATCGCCACGGGTCCCATCGTTGCCGCTGCATGTAACGCCACTATCCTAATTGAGGATGGCGATGAGGCTGATATGTCAGACGCTGAGGCTGTTAATGATGATCAACTGGTTGGGTCTGAAGAACTTGCCGGGTTTACACAAGAGGATGATAACTCTTGCCGTAAGATCGGCTACATCGGCTATAAGCGTTATGTCCGTATGACTGTTACACCCGTTGACAATGACGCTACAATGTGGATCTCTGCCATTGCTGTCTTCGGTATGTCTGAACAGCAGCCTATGCCTAATCCGCCTGAATAGACGGAGCGCCCCGAGAGCCTGATTGTGGGGATCAGGTTCTCACCCCTTACCCATTATTTATGAGATAAATCTAAAATGACAAAGACACTAACAGTTAAAGTTGATGGTAAAGTCCGCCGTATTAAGGGCCTACTTGATAAGGGCCAAATAAAAGACGGGTACGTAACTGTTAACTGCGCCGTAACCCATAGACAGTTCCAGATCCCTTGGGATGAACTTGTTGCGGGTATCGTAGACGCAGCGCTAGAGG